TTGGTCTCATTGCAGAGTTGTGATCCATCAAACGGATAATCCGTGTATTCGAAATTAAGCTCCATATTCCTGGAATTTTCCTTCCTCCCAGTCCCAGAGCAGTTCTGTCTCTGCGGGACCGCTATTACGGCTGGCTACGATTTTTAGTAAACGAGAAGTGTCATCATCCTCATCCTGGCGTTGTAGGGCCAAGATAACGTCAGAGTCTTGGTGAAAAGACGCTGAGAAGGAAATGGAGTCTGCTGTTACCTTTCCGGCACGCATCTTTGCAGTTGCAGCCTGGGTAGTTTGAACAACGGGGATATTGTACTTTTGAGCTAGGCGCTTTAAAGATTGGGTAATATTACGAATAGCAATAGGCTCATTGCGTAATCCGGTAATTTCATCCGTCATAAGATAGACACCATCAACAAATAGCACCTGTGGACAAAGCTTTTCAACCTTTAGGGCTAATTGAGAGATCGTAGTAGCAGCAATGCTCTCTGTTAACCAGAACTTATGCATAGTCTCCATACGGATCAATTCATCTTTATAACGATTTTCTTCTGCCTTTGTCAATGCGCTGCGTTGAAGCCGAGCAAAGGAGATGTGAGAGCGCATAGCATCGTGACGAAGCTTTTGCTCATGGTTTGTCATCTCGAAGGATTGGAACATAGGGACTGCACCATCTCGATGGATGTTAACTGCCATTTGCATAGCGAGGACAGACTTACCGGTCTTAGGTGGTGCAATAATCGTTACTAGTTGGCCGGGTTGTAAACCCGCAGTAGCTAGGTCAATAACATGAAAGCCCGTTGCCATTCCTAGCAAACCGTTTGGACGCAACTTAATATCAAGATACTCTTGAAAACGAAGAAGTGGCTCTTCGGTAAGATCAACATCTCCCGAATTGGCTATACCAACATCCATGAGGTTTGCGTAACCACGACCCATGATTTCAATTGCAGCGTCATGTCCAGCGGCAGTTAGTGCGGCGCTCGCAGCGTCTAAGTAATCAAGAGTCTTGATTCGACGCCTATATTCGACCAGTTGATCTACAAGGTACTCAACCGTATCCTCTACAAGAGGAAACTTCCCTCCATCTGTAAATGTGGGGAAATTATCAAGAACAGTTACGGCTGTTGGTACTTCGTTATACTTAGTCCAATGGTTTTTAAGGAAGTTAAATACTTCACGGTTCTCCGCAACAAAGAACCAAGAGTCGTCTATACCCCGCTCTAATAAGGGGGAAATATTACGATCTTTTATGGCTTTACATAAAAGCCGATACTCGTTATCTTTCGCCATTAATTTTTTCCCATATCTAAGAATCGTGCTCCGTATCGTAATGCGCGTTCTGGTATATCTATAACGTGCTTTACTTCAGGTCGGTATGGTAACTCACCAACAAGGTCTGCCACAACTCGATAAGAGCTGTAGTAGTTGAAAGGATTTGTACCCAGATTATCTAAATCTTCTTGAACCTGCTTCATATCTTTTCGTGTATACCCAAAACCGGCAAGTTCAAGAATGAACTCATTTTTTTCAGAAAAATGCCAGAAGTAAGCTAAAGATTGTCGACTATAGGTAATCTCTTCGTCTGGAATGCTAATTAGGCCGCCTAAAGCTTTTTTAACTGAAGGCTTTCTATCAAGGATGCAGTCAAGCGTAACTACAACCCGTGATGGCCGCTCATTTGAAATATCGCCCCCCTTCATATTTACAGTGCCAGCGGCCTTCCATATTTGAGTACAATGTTTCTAAAAGCAGTTGGATTAGTCTTAGCTTCTTCTAAAAGGCTAGGGGGGATATCGCTAGTAATCTCAATTGGGTATTCGCCGTTCTTTAACTGAGACTTGCACCAGTTAATGTGACGGCAGTTCTTACGTCCTATGTAACCTTTGCAGGTACAGCGTAAGTCCTTATCGTGAGAGATCTGAACTTCGCAAACCTCATCGTTTGATAAAAAGAACTGAACTGTTTTCCATCCATACATTTTTGTACCTGACATTTTCTTCATAGACGTAGATCCCCCTTATCTGATTTTATATCAAGCGGTATGAAAGCTTCATGGGCAAAGCTACCCATTGGTTCTCCATAAACGCTACCCCAATCTTTTAACGGCACGTTTGTCGTTACGATTGTTGGTAGTCCAGAATTAAAACGTGAACGCAGTAATGCGTCAAATTGGTTCTCTGCCCAGCCTGAGGCAGTGCGGTATTCCTTTCCAAGGTCATCTAGGACAAAGACTTGAGTCTGATCCTCTTCTGGGCCGTCAGCGTAGATTCCGCTACGGATCCACCGAAGCATGTCTTTTTCATCCTGATCGGTCTCATCCATGATGTCCTTTTGGAGCCGTAGGAGTTTGGGATAGTCCATAAACGTCCCAATCCGTGTAGGCATGATAGCTAATTTGCGTTCTGGATCTTTGAGTATCCCCCGAATAACGCTCTGGAGGGCTACAGAAGCCAACATGGTCTTTCCCTGACCTGGTTTCCCCTGGAGCATTAGGCCAACCCCGCAGAGGGGGCTTCCAGAGGCTTTAATGACCTTTCCAGCGACGACGTTATCCACCCAAGCCTTGACCTGCTCTACTGAGTCAGATTGGTATAGGTCTTCAAATTCCCAGCCCATCGTCTTAAACGGAACACCTGATTTGATAACCCCGTTACGAACTCGAGGCCCTTCCATGCGTGGGTCGTACATTATTCCCCCCCAAGTAACTTGAGCATCTTTTCCTGGTGAGCCAGGAAGTCGTCATCAACGTACTCTGTTTCAGATTTTGCTGCAAGTCCGTGAACGGTTGGGTAGTAAGAAACAAACCGGCGCCAGATTGGAAGACCAACCCCAACATCGTGGAAGTTACGTGGATCTGCAAAGAACCGGCGTACGCCTTCTAAGACGGCTGTGCGTGGAACTCCTTCACCGATCCATTTGTTCATTATTGAACGTAAGGATTTACCGTTGACCTGAGCCGGAGCTCCGTTAGCTACCTTGCGTACACCATCATAGAACTCCGCGATAATGTCTTCTGTAGTCCACTCAGACTCAGGACGCTCAAAACGCCGCATGTACTCTGGAGTAGTTTCAAAGGTGGTCTTCTTGTACTTAATACGCCGCATCTCGCGTTTATCAACAACCTTGCCTATAGCGCCGGAGTCATCTTCGGTCTCAAGAACGTGGCGGACTTTCTTCTTCGGAGCCTCTTCCCCATCCAGCATTGGCCAAGCCATTTCAGCCTCCCTTACTTTCAGCGCGCCTTGCGCGTCTGAAAGATTAGAAGTACGTAGTACTTCTAATCTACTATTGCTATTAATCATTATAGTATTAACATTGCCTGGTTCCCCGAGAGTCGGAAATTCAGGCCTCGGTGGAACAGGCTGGTAATTCCAGTTAAACTGATCTACATAATTCCTACCGACCTCTGTAAAACTCAGGGTAGTTGTCCAGCGGCCAGTTGTGATGTCATTAGTCCGCTCGATATTGATGTATCCTTGTCTATGGAGTTCTTTCATTGCATTACGAATAGCGTCCCGGCCTTCGTTCATGTAATTAGATTCCATCATTTCGGAAGTTGACATAACCCTTCCTACCGTGGCGTAGACCATCCATACTGCTCTAGCCATTCCGGAAAGGAAGGGATTTAAATTGGGTGCTTGCATTATTACCTCTTCTCGATGCGCTCTGGTAGCCCTTTAGCTTGACGAACAGATACGCCAGTGAAAGCCTGCTCCACAAGGAGTGACATTGTCAAACCTAGAAATGTAGCGGCAAGTGAATATACGGGAATGAATAGTAGACGGCATTCCATTAGAAAGCAACTAGGCAAGGAAATGAAAAGGGCAAATAAACCCCGCCATTTGCCTAGGGATATAAATAAGCTTTCTACAGCTGTGAGAATGCACGCTACTGCTAGTGAAATTACTACTAGTGTAGTCATGCGAACCTACTCTCTAAATACACACCTATCAATATGAAAGGCTTGATCAGAAGCAAAGGTAGCTGGAGTAAAGGTAACTGTCAACTCCGCCATAGCTGCGCCAAAAGTGGTGTTAGCTGGGAAGACCTTAGATAGATAAGCCCAACGGTCAGTGTGAGTAATATTGAAGGTTTGGCTACGGTAGGCGTCTGTTACGTCCATGTAGGACTCGCCCACAGACGTAAAGTCTAGGGTATTAGTGCTTACATTGCCAGAGGTGTTGCCCCTATAAACCTTAAT